CTTCGCGGGCGTCGTTGCCATGCATGGCCCGCTAACGGACGTTCAGATGCCGCAGCCTGGCAAGCCGACGGGCGAGGCGCCTGTGAAGGCGTGCCCCGAATGCGCAGAGCTTATCCATCTGTCTTACACCATCTGCCCTGAGTGCGGCTACGAGTTCCCCCAGCGCGATCGCACACGCTGGCTCAAGCTGCACGCGGACGACATTCTCGGCACGTCCGAGCGGCGCATGGATGTCGCGCGCTGGATCTGGCGCCGGCACGTCTCGAGGGCGTCGGGCGCCGCGATGCTGCGCGTGACGTACTATGCGCGCGCGATCTCTGACGAGCCGTTGACGGAGTATTACCCCGTCATGCACGACGGCTATGCCGGGCGTAAGGCGCGGGAGGAGTTGGCGCGTATCTTATGGCAGACAAAGCCGGAGTCTATGCACCTAGACTCGTTTGACCTTGACGTTATCAGCCGTGCGCTGAATGATGCGCGACCGCCGCGGCGCCTGTTCTACAAGCGCAACGGTAAGTTTGATCGAGTCCACCGGAGGGAATGGTGAAGTTTGAAATACTCCACGACCTGGTTGTTGACTGGGCGGCTCAACGCCGCATCATTCCGAACTCGACACCGCTGGCCCAGGCGAGCAAAACCATTGAGGAGGTCGCCGAGCTGGTATCGGCGATCAATCGCCAGAGCCGCGCCGAGATGGCTGACGCTTACGGCGACATCCTCGTGACGCTTATCATTGGCTCGAAGTGCGCGGGATTCGACTTGCTGGAGTGCCTGAGCAATGCCTACGACGAAATCAAGGATCGTACGGGCCACCTTCGATCTGACGGAGTGTTCGTCAAAGATGCGCCATAAGGAGCCCGAGTTCGTCGCGCGATACCGCGACCGCCCAAAACCTCCCCGTTGCTGCCATACTTGCGATAACTATCTCGAGTCCGGCACATGCGCAGAGTTCGATTCAAAACCGCCAGAGGATTTCGCAGCGACGGTGGACGCGTGTCCCGCGTGGCGCCAGCAGATCCCGTTCTGAAGGTTAAATCCGAACACCTCGAGCAGGCTGAGTTCGTCTCTTGGTTCCGCAAAACCTTCCCAGAAGTGCGGATCTTCGCCATTCCCAACGGTGAGTCCCGCTCCATCTCCGCCGCCTCGCGCCTGAAGGTTGAAGGCGTGAGCGCCGGCGTCCCTGACCTCTTCGTCCCCGAATGGCTACTCTGGATCGAGATGAAACGCTCTCAAGGAGGGCGCGTTTCGCGTGAACAAAAGTCATGGATAGACTATTTAAACATTATCGGACATTGTGCGATAGTGTGTGCAGGGTGCAGTGACGCACGCGAAAAAGTGATGAAATTCATTGAAAAAGGACAAATATCTTAGCTTCCGCATCCCTGCGAATGTCGAGGAGAAGTTAAAGCGACACGCTGAAGAGCAGACGCGGACGGTTGCAGGTCAAGTCCTGCATTACATTCTTCGGGGAATGAAAGATGACGATAAAGCAGCGGATTAACCGCCAGCGCCTGCGCGCCGTTAAGCGCCTGGCATTCGAGTTCGTGGTTCTCGCAGCGGTGGGGTTCGCCTTCGCCCTGATCTTCTGGGAAGGACTGCATCGCCAGCTCGACCTGCAAGACGCACAGAATCAGCGCTGGGCGCAGGAGGCGCAGCGATGAACGAGCGCTGGTGGGTCGTCATGACCAAGCACGGCTACATGATCACCAGCCAAGTCTGGAATGAAAAGCACGCCGTGCGCGGTCCGTTCTCTTCGTATGAGGAGGCGGAGGAATACCGCGAGCGCTGGGAGCGCAAGCAGATGTCGCGTGAACGCACGGCGGCTTACGTCGTGATTTTGTGGGTTGGGTTTGCGATGGTGGTATTCGCCTCGGCTGCGGCGGAGATGATAAAGGGGATATTTCAATAATGTTCTGGGAAGAAGCCATGGCCAACGCGCGGGCCAAAACGCGCCGAGTTCATAACCGCAAGTTTCCAGGCGTCGAGCGCCTGACGGTACTGCTCGAGACCATGAACAGCGACGAGCTGGCACGTGAGCTCAAAGTAACGCGCCATACGATCACGAACTGGATTCGACGCCACAACCTGCGCGACAAGGCGGTGAAGATCAGCTACACCCGCGAGCAGGCGATTGAGGCGCGCGCTGAGCGTCGGCGCATTGCCGAGCTTGAACACGTCGGCAAGATCGAAGGCGGCATCGCGGCGCTTTATGCGAGAAAGCGCATGAGTGCGGCGGAAGGCATCAACGGATGGAGATGGAGTCGCCCCTTTGACTGCGTACTATAACGAATTCGACCCGTACGCAGCCCAATGGCTGCGCAACCTGATCGCTGCCGGGCATATCGCGCCTGGCGTCGTTGACGAGCGGAGCATTGTTGATGTCAGACCCGACGACCTCGCTGGATTCACGCAGTGCCATTTCTTCGCAGGCATCGGCGTCTGGTCCTACGCCCTGCGACTTGCAGGATGGCCAGACGATCGACCTGTCTGGACAGGCTCCTGCCCCTGCCAGCCCTTCAGCGCAGCAGGAAAGCGCGGAGGGTTCGATGATAAGCGCCACCTCTGGCCCGATTTCTACCGCCTCATCGCCGCGCAGCGACCTCCGGTCGTTTTTGGCGAGCAGGTTGCAAGCAAGGACGGGCTCGCTTGGCTCGACGCTGTACAAGCTGACTTGGAAGGAGCGGACTACACCAGCGCAGCAGCCGATATCTGCGCTGCGGGCGTCGGCGCTCCGCATATCCGACAGCGCTTATGGTGGTTGGGTCACGCCAACGGTTCGCGACTGGAAGGATTCGCCGGGCATGGCGACCGAGACGGAGGACGGGCGCACGCGCTTGGATCAGTTGCCGAGGCAGGCGACGTTGGCAGGCTGGCCGACGCCGACCAGGCAAGACAGCGCCAGCTCGGGCGTGGCGGGATATCCCAAGACGGAGACGCATCATTCGGGCACAACGCTGACGGATGCAGCCCGACTAACGGCTTCTGGCGAGATGCTGACTGGCTCTTCTGCCGGGATGGAAAATGGCGGCCAGTTGAACCCGGCACATTCCCGCTGGTTAATGGGGCTTCCGCCCGCGTGGGACGCCTGCGCGCCTACGGCAATGCCATCGTCCCGCAAGTCGCGGAAACCTTCGTGAGGGCATATCTGGAATGGAACGCCGAAACTATTTCTGCAAGCTGAGCCCCGACGACGTGCGCCTGATCCGCCAGCTTCACCCGGAGCTGAGTTATCGCGTGCTGGCGCGGAAGTTCGACGTAAGCAAACGCGCCATCGAGTCCATAGTGACGCGGCAGACGTGGAGACACATAGTATGACCGACCCCCGCCCGACAATGAAGCACGCGATGTTCGACGCCTTCAGCGAGATGAACAGCCTATCGAAGTACGACCTCACCACAGGCGCCGGTCAGCGTGGAGCGCGTGTCGCCCTGCGCAGGATCGAGATGTCGCTGGACCAGTTGGTTGAGCAGGCGCGGGAGATGCGGGCGTTTATTCAGAAGATGGAGACGGCTATCGAGTAACGCCCGACTTCTTCTCGTACGTCCTCAAGCCGCCGATACCTAGCAGCCCCGACACGACGACCCAAAGAAATTCCATGTCGATGTCGGGCAGCGCGGGAAAGCCGTTAATCAGCGCCACCCACGTCAGAAGCGGCTTTGCGACGCCGACGTAGGCGAACGCCGTGCCACCCACCCAGCCGAAGAACGGACGCCAGCCTGCTACCCAGATGCTCGGATGTTGCGCCTCGCGGGCGTTGATCTCGAGCTGGGCGATGACCTGCTTAAGCTCCCCATCCATCGCCAGGCGCAAGAACTCCGCCTCCGCCTGGGCGGCTGCGGTCTTGTCCGGGAACAGCCGCTCGATGATGCTTTTGCCGACTTCGAGGACGGGAGCGAGCAGGAGAGGGTTCATCTGCACCTCGTAGGGCCGGACACCTGCGCCCATAACGGCCAGGGGAGGAAACCGAGCGCAGGGCCGGCTGACCCGATCATACGGGAGGATAGGCCTTGCGGTCGAGTTCGAAGTGAGGGCCATCCCTAAACTTCACCCAATCAGCACCGCAAACGATCGCCACGCCCAGCTCCTTCGCCGCCAGCTTCATCGCCGCCGCAATGCGCTCGTAGAGCGGCCACGACCAGTCAACCTGCCCGTCGACGTAAGCGCCGAGATCCACGGCGTGCCCGGTGATGTGTCGGCTGTTCATGGTCTTCGATGCGCCTGCCGCCACCAGCGTCTTCTGCCGCTCGGTCGTGCGCAGCCCCTCGAGCACGGTGAAGTCCACCGACGTCAGCTCGATGGCGCGCTCGACGACGCGCACGAGGTCGGGGTGAACGCCTTGCAGGCGCTCACGGGAGCGTTGGCCGAGTTGGTATCGCATCAGATCTGCACGAACTCGCAGTCGATGACGTTGCCCGTGGTTGTCGCGAGCACGGTGGCCGTAGCGGAAAGCCGAACCTCGATCGTGAAAGTCACCGCCTTGGCGGGCGTCGTGCTGTTAGCCACAACCGTCCAGACGAGCGCCGAGGGCGTGACGGGCAACCAGGTATTGACCGTGCCCGTCGAGAACGAGCCCGCGGTCGGCGTGATGCGGATCTGATAGTTCGCGCCGATCAACGCCGTCGTAGGTGAGTAGTACCCCGGGTTCGGCGTAATGTCGCCATCGATGGTATTGCCGTTGCCGACGACAGTCAGCGTGCCGTCGGTGTTCGCCGTCATAGTAACGGTCGATGTTCCAGACGCCGCCAGTCGCTCGTTGGTCGAGGTAAAGCGGTTGAGGAAAACGCCCGTACCGCCACCGCCACCGCCAATGGTGGCGCCGATCATGCGTGCCGCAAAGCTCACGAGAAGTCCTTGAGCAGCGTGGCGTACCAGAAGCCGGTTGCCGACATATACGTCGCCACCAGCAGGTCGACATCGTTAGCGCCGGTCGAGAGTACGCCCGCGCTCGCGCCTGGCCACTTGAACGTCGCCGGCCACGTCATCGTTCTGCTGCCGGTCGCGTCCTGCGTGATGAACCAGTTAATCGTCTGGCCGTTCTTCAGGTTCGAGAACGTCGGCGCGGTCGTAACGTTGCCCGACATAGTGACGGTAAACACGTTCGAGAGAGCGCAATCAATCGCCATCGCCGTCGCGCTGAACGTCACCGCCACCGGCGTCGTCTGCGCATTGCCCGTGATGGTCGTGCCGACGATGGTCGGGTTCGTCGCGAATACGGCAGAGCCGGTGCCCGTCTCGTCCGTCAACGCCGTGCGCAGGTTGGCGCTCGAGGGCGTTGCAAGGAACGCCGTCACGCCTGCGCCGGTGCCGCTGATGCCCGTTGATACGGGAAGGCCCGTGCAGTTGGTGAGCGTGCCCGACGCTGGCGTGCCGAGTACGACCGCCGTCAGCGTCTTGTTGCTGAGCGTCTGCGTCGCGGTCGTCGTCACCACGTCGCCCGAACCGCTCGCCGCCGTTGCCGCCGAGAACACGAGCGAGCCCGTCTTGTCGAGGACGCGAATGCTGTAGTCGCTGTTGGCGAAGAGCCGAGCGGGCGAGCCGTTGTACACCGGATAGCCGCCCGACGTGCGGATCGGCTGCGATGCCAGCAGCGTCAGCGACTGGTTGAAGTACACGTTGATCGGGTTCGCCACCGGGTCGAGGTTGGCGGTGCCGATGTAGATATATCCATCCTCGAGCGCCACGCCGTCGTCGTCGGTGAAGAGCGGGTAGGGCGATTCGACTAGAAGTGCGGGCATTTATTCGGTCTCCAGATGGAGCTGTTGTCAAAAAATACATTTACTTTGCAGCTTGAGCTGGCGGATCATCTAAATCAATCACCACCATGGCTGGAAGCGACTTTGCCCCAGAAGCAACCAATGCATCAAAGCGATGGCCACCTTCCAGAACATACATTCCTTCAGAGTCTTGTACGACAATAAGCGGGTTGATCTCACGCGACTGCTGAATCTCTTGAGCTAATCGTCTAGTGCGATCATCCAGACGATCCATAGTGATTTTGTTAACGTATTCAGGATCGAAGGCCGATATTGGAACTTCTCGAACACCCGGCAAAACCTCGTAGTTTTCAAGGCTGGCGGATATAGACCCCGTGTTTGGTATTTCTTCGCGAACGACGCGACCGTCTACCGTGTCCCCTGCTGCGACAGTGCGTAGCGCCATTTGTGTCGGTAGATTAGCTTCTACAACAGCCTCAATCGCAGGGGTTGTCGTTTGTGGTTGGCGTGTAGCGCCGACGCTGGTTGTTGCAAAATTTTGCCTGCTTGATTCGGATAAATTTTTATCTCTTTTGGGGCCAGCAAGCGCGTCCTTGACTCTTGCCCGTGTTTGTCGGTTTCTGACGTACTGGGTCGCCTCAAGCAAAACCTGTTTGCCAGGGATGGGGAGGCCTGCGAATCCATACGTCAAAACAGTGTCCAAAGCGTTCATCATCGCGCTGCCGGTGTTCGACATATTGATTGCGCCAGGCGGCGCCGTATAGATGTCGAGCGCAATTTCGGAAAGATCGCGCAGCGTCTGTGCCTGCTTCTTCCCGTACAGCGCCTCGAGCTTGCCCGTCTGATCCATCGCCTTGATGGTTTTGTGAAGCGCAGAAGGCGAAAGCGTGAAGTTGCCGCGCTCGTCTCGAGCGCTCGTTAATGACGACTCTTTAATGAAGTCGATTCCTTTTGCCTTGAGATCCGACCACGCCTGCTTGCCTTCTGGTCCCGCAGAAATAAGCGTCGCGCGAACTTTGTTCATTTCTTCGACAGGCGAAAGACGGATGACCTTATCGAACACGTTCTCGACCGCTATTTTGCGCTCAGAGGTATTGCCTTTCGTCCCCAGCAGCGCAGAGGTAAGACCGACGTTCTCGAACTCCTCCGCATATTGCCTGCGAAGGTTTCGTGCGCGGCGGTAGATTTCTCCTCCCGCGGGCTCGGTTGATTCATCAATCGCCATCACGAGCTGCTTTGCGAACTTAGCCTCGCGCGGGTTAGCCCAGTCGGTGCCCTGGTTGACGAACTGGCGCAGAATCTCGGCGTTGTTGATGCTCAATTCTTGCGGAACGAGCGCGCCAGCTTCATCTACAGCGACAGCGCCAAGTCTTTCAGCTTCCCGACGAAACGCGGGAATGATCGACACGAGACCGGAATACTTGTCGAGATCTTCCAGGCTTTTGGCGACGGGCGCCATTGATACCGGCTCTTCTGTTTCTCCCGCCTCTTCCGCTTTCTTGTACTCTGCGCGAATGCGATTTTTAGCGACGTTCGCCTTATTCTGAATCGCCGTCGTTACCGCAAGCCCGATCTCCGGCTTGCTAAGCGTGATCGGCTGCATGGAATCAACCATCGCGTCGAAGTTCTGTAGCAGCGTTGCAGACTGATTCTGCACGCGCTCTCGCAGCGGAGCGCCGACCTCTTGGAGCTTGGCCGTTTCTTTCTCAAACTGAAGTTGCGCAAAGTCACGCGACGCTTGCCCTTTCGTGAGCGCAGCCCCGCCGGTAAACGGAACTGGCATCATCTCTGCGGTCGTCGCGCGTTGCAGCGCCTGCTCTGTAGCGGCGGCACCAACGCTACCAGGCGGGGCGGTTGGCGCTGGGCGTCTGACGATATCGGCAGCTCTACCAGCAGCTTGCGCCGTCTGAGCAGCGACAGCGGGAACAGCCGCCCTTGCCTGCTGGACGGCGCCTTGCGCCAGCGCCTGCGGCACGGCGGTCACGGGAACGGGCGCGAGCTTTGCGGCTTCTGCGACTTCGCCGACGGTTTGCAGCGCTTGCTGCGCAAGCTCGGTGCGCGGCTGGTAGGTGTAGCGCTGCAGACCTTCCATCGCCCGTCGTGCTGCCGCATTGGCGCCGACAGACGTGCCATAGGTGCCGTTGCGAATAGACTCTAGAATGCCTGCCACGCCGCCTGCGCCATATCCAAGCATGCCTGTCGTTCCACCAGTCAGCGCTGTAGCAGCCAGTTCTATCGGCGCGGTAATGGCTTGCGGAATCGACTGCCCGATGAATTGACGCTGCGGCTGCGCGGGAGCGGGAGCGGCTGGAGCGGCGCTGTCCGCGATGGCGAGAGCCTGCTCTTCTGGCGTCAGAGCGGGAGCCTGCTGCATCTTGGCGTATTCAGCCTGCGCAGCTTGGATGATTTGCGCTTCAGTAGCGCCTGCCGGCCCTTCTAGAGTGATGGTTTTGCCGTCAGGTGCTTGTACTTTGTAAGTTGCCATGCCGTTATTTTACTCAGCGCTAATGACTCGCCACTCTGAAGTAGCCGCAGGCGCCCCTGCCTCGCCTTGCGCGCCCTTTTCCTTGATGAACTTCAGCCAATCCGCTTGAGAATTGCCGGGCTCGCTTAGGAAAACGACCTGCTGCTCAAGATAATCTGCCAGCTTTTCCTGCGCGGCGATCTTGCGGTTAACCCAATCCTTCAGATCAGCGTCGTCTAGATTTGTCGGGAGAGCGGTTTCTAATGCCAGCGCAAGCTCTGATTCAGATAGTGCGCCGAAAGTAACAGAACCAACAACATCAAGACCGAGACGATTTTGAGCGGCTTTCAATGCAATAGTTGATGCGCGCCAGTTCGGGAGTTTGCTGGCAATCACGCCAGTATCCGCGCCCTCATCAATCAAGCGGTTAACCTCTTGAAGGTTTGCGATATTCCCTCGGATATCTTCAAGCCTTCCGAACGCAGCATCTGCGCGCCTTTGAGAGAAAGCCGCGCCTCTTCGTTCTCCTTCGCGAATGCCTTGCAGCTCTGCGCCGCGATCTTGAGCAGCGGTGATGGCGTCTGCGGCGTCTTGTCCCGTCACGATGTCGCCCAGCGCATTTCGCACGACGCGCTCGCCGTTCTTCAGGATCGAGACTGTCGTGCCATCCTCGAGGATCTGCGACGATTGCACGTTAGAAGCATCAACACCCGCGGTCGGATTGCCGATGGTTTTCGGCATTCCCTTCTCGTCGAGAATGTATGCCTGTCCTGCCGAAAGCTCGGGCAAGCCCAGTTCCGATGCCTGCTGCTTCGACAAAACGCTGAATGCTTGACCTGCTCCACCTACGCGAGCCTTTTTCAACGCATCCGCAATTGAAGAGGTTGCCTCCGGGTCCATAACGGCCAGCATCTGCATCATGGATGCGTAGGCGGTTTCGGGGTCTCGATCAAGCGCCGCGTTAATCATTTCGAGATTCGAGGTATCGCCTCCCGCTTCAGCAGCCGCTTTAATCTCGTCGTCGATGATGCTTTTTGCGATGTCGGTTCTGCCTGATGCGACTGCGCTCAAGGCGCGCGCTGCGCGATTGAACTCGTTCTTTTTCTGTTCCGCCCCGAGCGCTCGATACTCCTGCATGAACGCCGCGCCCTGCTCCGGGTATTTGCGCGCAAGATCAAGCGCGCCCTGCGGCGTCGGGTTGGCGTAGTAAGCGGAGGCGTCGGCCTTGTACTGCTCGGCGAGCTGTTCTTGCTCGCGCATCTGACGACGCTGGCGGAATGCCTCGCCAATCTTTAGCCCTTCGACCAGCGCCTGCGCTGGATCTTGCGGAGAGAGCCCCATCTGCCCGAGGTAGTCGATGGGAGCCGGCATAGGATTGATGGCCATTGTTGGTATCCCTTACAAAACGCCGAAGGTTTGTCCGGCAAACGGGTTAGCAATCGCAGAAAACCCACCGGCAGCTCCTGGCGCTGCGCCAGCCGCCGCGCCCCCAGCGGCGCCGCCGCCAAAAAAGCTCCCCAAACCTCCCATAGCCGCAATGGTGCCGCCAATCTTGAGGATGTCGTTAAACTGCATCATGTCTCGTTGACCGGCCGCCAGCTTGCTGCCAGCCATCGCCGATCCCTTGCCGAGCAGCAGGTTCGAGACGTTCGTGCCCGTGTTCAAGCCAGCTTCGCCTTGAAACCCAGAGGAAACTCTTCCGATCTCAGTAAGGCCGCCGAGCTGCTCGTAACGCTGCTCGATAAGCCGCTGAAGCATCGCAGGCCGGAACTGCGCCAGCGCCGCCTGAACGTTACCGCCTCGCAGCCCGCCGGTGGCGCTTGCCTGCTGGAGAATCGCCTCTTCGCCCTGACGCGCGAGCGCTTGGAGCTGAGGAGAAGCGGCGAGGGCGTCGATAGCCGCCTGCTCGGCTTCGGGTCCGCGCAGCCCTGCCATCGCCATCTGTTGCTCGAGAGCCGGGACGCCAGCTTGCACATACGGCGACATCAGCTTGATAAGCGCATCAAACTGCCGCCGAGTCTCCTCGATACCTGCCTGCGCCGCTTTAGCCTGGATCTTGCCCGCGCGCTTACCTGCGCTTGCTGCCGCAGACGAGCCGGTGATATCACCGACTACACCGCCGATTGCCTTACTTATCGCGCCCATGACATCGCCTCCCATTCGGGTCGGGTGATCCCCAAGACCCAGACGCCCTCTGGAGCGCCGTTGTAAGAAAATGCATTCCGGCGGAATCCTTCGATCTGGAATCCCAGCCGTAGACAGTAATTGCGCGCCGTCAGCATCGACTCGAAAACGTAGGCGGTGACGCGCTGGACGATGGGCGAATCATTGAACGCCCAGTTGATGCAGGCCTGCCCGAGAGGGCGCGACGACTTCAGCGCTCGGCGCAGAAGGAGCGAGTGCAGCTCGGTCTCGGTGTCGGAGTATTCAATCGCCATGAATGCGCCTGCAAAGTCTCCATCAGCCCACGCCGACAAGTATGTCACAAGCGGGTGCGTGATTGGAGCGGCGTCGTAGTAGTCATGGCTCAAGCGTTGAATGTACGGATCTGCGTAGACCTCGGCGAGCTGCTCCGGCGTGATGCCCTCGGTAACGCAGCAGATCAAGACGCCTCCTTCCCAGAGACGCGAATCACGATCGTGCTGGCAATGCTCGCCACCGCCGAGAGCTTGGCGCCAGGCGACAGCACCTGCCCGACGATCTCGGGACAGGAGTAGCTTTCGCCCTGCGCGAGATAGCGCGAGGAGACGAGCTGGTTTGCCGCGCTGGCTGTGCCTGCGGAAGGCACGATGTTGATCGTTACGAACGCGCCCGACGAGCCCGAGTTGTTGAGCGTCACCGACAGAATGGTCGTCTTTACGCCGTTCGCAATGTACTGATTCGTCTGGATGTTCTCGACGTACTTCGACTCGACGAGGACGGTATTGTTAGTCGCCATTACTGTTGCACCTGCAAGAAGGTCGCGACGGCGCTCGGCGCCGCTGGGAAGTTGGCGGTGGCGGCGATGGGCGAGAGACTGACGTTCAGTCCGCCCAGCACGCCGAAGCCGACCTCGATGTAATCGTTCGCGGCGAGCGAGAAGAACTCGGTGAGCACCAGCGCCGTGTAACCGTTGTTGATGTTGATCGACTGGTAACGCGCGCTGTTAGCAGAATCGACGCCGTTTTTCTTGAAATAGGCCACCGCCTCCCGCGCTGCTGCGACTGTGCAGGCGAACTGAAGCGTCACGGCCACCTGGTAGAGCCCTGACGCCGGCACGACCAGCCTGCTCGACGGCGAGCCGATGACGACGCCGTTGCTGATCTCGGTATTGTCCCACGTCACGAGGTATTCATCGCCAGCGACCGCAGGCGTCTGCGTCGTCGTCTTGGTGAACTCGCCGTAGTATTCCTGCAACGTGATCGTCGGGCGGACCATAAGCTGCCCGATGGTCGTGCTCGCGTAGAGCACCGCCGCGACCGAGATCACGTTGTCCGGCGCGGTGGGTTTGCTGTTCGTCAGCCCGCCCACGTTATCAGGTGACGCCCAGAGGATCTGCCCGGTTACCCACGTCTCGCCGTACGGCGCGCCTGACGTGTTGACGCCGACAACGCGCCCGTAGAGCGTGACATAGCCCTGCGCGCTTGGCTGGATGTCCTGCGTCGCCAAGCCGACGAAATAGAGCGAATCCGTACCGCCGTCCGCCAGGTAGGGCGCGACCTTGATGCGGTTGCTGCCGTTGGCGCCGGCAAAGCCGACCGCGGTGCCCTTCGGGATCAACGTGGGCGTGCCATTGAGCACGATCATGCGGAGGACGGTGCCCTCTCGGTCGTTAATCATCTGGATCTGCGCCAGCGCCGAGTCGGCGGACGCCTGGGCGTTGTCGGCGGCGTTGGACACCTCATCAATGGTCGAGGGCGAGGCGACCTCCGCCGCGTCGAAGAGCCCCTCGAACGCCTTGATCTGCTCCTGGTTTTTCAAGAACGTAGCGAGCTGATCGCGCGTCAGCCGCTTGATGAGTTTGCCGGTGATGGCCATCAGTACGCCAACGGCTCGAGCGTCGCCTCAAGGCGTGCAAACGCCAGATGCGCGTCGCTGTCGCCTTGGAAGCGCTGCACGCGCCAATTGCGCATGTGGCCCTGCTGGAACCAGACGAGGCGCTTGGTGTAGTTGCCGACGGTGCCAGCCTGAACGACGCGATCCTGCGACCAGTTGAGCCCATCGACGCTGTAGCTGGTCGAGATCGGCGGGTTCTTGCCGAGAGCGACGCGGCCGGTGAGCGATACCAGCTCGAGCGCGTTGAAGAGTGCGCCGCGCGAGTCGTTGTAAACGATGCGGGTCGCGAACTCCCAGCGCACCTTCGAGCCCCAGTGCGCGCTCGTCGCCTGGTCGAGATAGCCGACTGCCGTTGACTGCGGATCAGCTGTCAGCCAGCGGTCGTATGCCCAGACGAAACTGCGCGCGCGGTATTGGGCGTAGCCCTCGATGGTCGAGGCGAGACAGAACCAGACCGGCACGCCCGCCGCCTGCGATGCCGCCGCGTCGTAAACGAGCGTGCGGTCGGGGAGATGGATATAGAGATGCTGGTGGCTGCGGTCGTTGCGCGCCTCAAGCTTCACGCCCGAAAGCTGCGCCTCGGTGTAGTCGAGCAGCAGATCGTCGATCTCCTGCGTCGAGATCTTGGTAGCGCCCGCGTTCACGC